ACATCATCACCCTTCCAATATACATCACGAACGATGTGTGATGTGTTCTTCAATTCTACAACTGAAGACTCAGGATGGTCGAGTTCACCATAAGCTCTATTCTCTTTGATTTCACGGCCTTTGTATTTCTCAACTTCCCTTTCAAGAATGTTTCTTGGATATACTCTACCATTTTGGTTTTTAGCATTTGCTCTCTGCAATACACCATTAACCAAGAAACGACCATGTGTTTCGTGTGCCTCTTGTAACATTGTAGGTGTTACATCAAATATCATTGTATCTACAAGAAGTTGTTTCATTAGTTCTCCCAAACCTTTTTCTTTCTATATAAATCAAAGAAGATTCTTGCTAACTCTCTACGAATTAACAATCTGATATCTTCGAGGTCTTGGACTTCGAGTTCTTCATTTAATTTATTTTTGTTACACCCACAAGACATTATGACCCCAATTCTTTAATCTTACGAGAAATTTTTAACATTCGTTCAGAGATTTTTCCAAAACGAACTTTAGTAGATTCCCAAAACTGCCCTTGGTCAATTCCCATTTCAGTTTTAAGTTTTGTATTTTGATTTACGAGTTTTTCAACTTCATACAACTTTCGGTTGATTTCTTTAATAGCAAGATTTACTTTTTTCTTACTTGACATTGATTCGTCTTTTTTGTAAGCTCTATAAGTAGCTTCAATAAGATTTTCAAGGCTAGTCTCTAACTTTGAAACCGATTCAAAATGTTGTTTTGATTTCTTGGATTTTTTATAACCCAATACCTCAATATGGTCGGTATCTAAATCATCTTCATCTTTACTCTTAGCAAATGCTGATGGTGTTTTTATAGGACCGGCCCCACCATCCATATTACCCGTAACGTTTGCTTCTTCGATTTCTTCTTCAGATTCGAATTTTTTAAATTTAGATTCTAATTGTTCCATTAAAAATTTAGACATATCAACCCTTTCTCAATTCTTGTAAAAGTTCATGATATCTTAAAAGTGAAAGTACTTGAGTTTCACTAATAACTTTAGACGATATAATATTGTCAATAAGATTCACAGTTTCATTCAATTTAATCTGAGTAACCTTATCGTTAATTTTAAGTTTACCAAATTCAGCCTTTAATTTTTTAACTTCAGATACCACAAATTTTCTTAACTTACTTGAGTTATCAACATTGTTAATGTAGTTTCTTAAAATCAACTTTTGGGATTCAGAAAGTTTTGTGTATTTTGAATTGAATGAATCAATCAAGAATTTGTATGCCAACATACGAACTTCTTTTGGTTGAGAAGCATATTCTTTGTTTGTAGCCTCGGTTACAATCTCAACATCGTTTTTCGTGATAACTTCTAAGATTGTGTTTTTACAATCCACATACTCTTTAGGTGAAGCTGACTGAGTGTGTTCGAATAACTTATACACAGATGCCATCTCACGATAGTTTGTTACACGATACTTAAAGAAGTCTTCCATAACAAAAGATTCTTTGATTGACTTAATCAAGTTATACTTTTGTCTACGAAGAATTGACTCGTTTAAGTTACCACGTTCTTGTAAAATAATATTTACAAATTCCTGGGCTTTATATTGTGAATCAAACGTCTCTTTAGTAAGTGCTTGATACATCTTTAATTCCTTTGACAATTCAGTTCCCTTCTTGAAGTGATTTTTAATAACCTCAAGCGCAGGGGAGTTCTTACCTGCCAAAGTGTCAGATGCTATTTGTCTAACGAGTAGTTCAAATAAAATACCCGTATTCTTAAATTTACTATGTTTAAGTTTACTCATCTTAAACCTTCTATTATTGTTCTACTTTATAAATATACTTAAATTGAGTCATCCAATAGATTTGACTCATCCAACATACCCACTTCTTTTTCTTTTTCGTCTTTTAAGGACTCCGTTATGATTGACGAAGACTTTGTTTTTCGTTTTTTCAAAGATACTTTTAAAGCGTTACTTGCCTCATAAGTAAGTGGTGAATTTTTAAATTTATGATAAGTAGAATCTCTACCAACATCAGTTTTCTTACCCAATGGGTCTCTACCAAAGTTATTATCATCAGTACCATGTGTACCACCTTCATGTGGTCTACCAGCACCTTCGAATCCACCTTGTGGAGAACCACCTTCGTCATCTTGACCACCATCTTCATCACCTTGTAGGTTTAAAGCTGCTAAATCATGTGGTGTACCAAATGATTCACCTGTTTTAACTGGGTCATTACCTTCGTTTTCAATTTGCTCTTGTCTGAATCCGAGTTTAAGGTCACTAATAACTTTAGCTTGTTCCATTTTCCACTCATCATCGGACATATTGAATATGTTTCTATACATCCAATCTTGTGAAACCATTTTAAGCTCTTTCATATCACGAACCAAAGAAACTTTTTCACTCCAGAGAGCAGCTTTCTCTTGTTCGTATATAATAGATGGGTTGGTAAGTTCTAACTCAAAGTTAACAAGGTCTTCATTCTCATAACCTTGTGAGTATAAGTGAACAATTGCTATTTTAGTCAATTCTGAAAGAACAATCTTTTGGATTCTTTCAACTGTTCTTGCAAATCTGATATCTTGTTGTGCTAATGTGGCTTTACCTTCTACACCTTCTTCGTATCCAATGAATGCCTTTGGAACTTTAAGTGCTGCCATCATTCTATTCTTTAGATATTCGATATCATCGATACCACCGAACTCCATACCTTGTAATGAATCAATTTCAGTACCACTTTGACCACCACGAACGGGAAGATAATAGTCTTCCAACATATTCATCAAGTTAAACTTGAGGTTGTAGTCACCTGTGTTTTGGTCGAGGTATGGTACTTTCTTCATTTGGTCAATAATACCTCTCATGTGGTTATCAACCTCACTTGGTGGAATGTTACCTACATCAATTTTAAATACTCTCTTTTCAGGCGCTCTCATAATTCTATGAATCATCATTGCATCTTCCATAAGAGTCAATTGTTTCCAAGTTTTTCTTGCACCTTCTAAAAGTGAGCGACCATAAGGTAGGAAGTTTGTATCGGCCATCAACCGAAAATGTGCAATTTGATAAAACTCAAAGTAGTATGCGTTGTTCTTTGTATTAGAACTATATGGGGTTGACATAGAGGCTAATTTAAATCTAACTTCATATGGATTGTCATCATTAAACCCCTCTTCTCTTTCAATCTCATATGCTGATAGTGGAGATACGTTAACGATACCAATACCATCCTCAATATCTAAGTGAAGATAATAATCACCATATTTGTTCATACCACGAATCCATGACCATAAGTTGAATTCTATGTTAAGAACATCATAAAATAAGTTGTGAAGAATTTTCTTAATATTCTCATCAGATGACTTAATTCGAACTACATCACCCATATCATTTTTTAGAGTACATTCGTCAGAGTAAATGTCAAGAACTGATGCAATGATAGAGTCTTTGTCCATTGCCTCATAATCAGTATATAATTCCAATTTATTAGAATGGTAATTAAACTGATTGTTATACGTTTCCCAATTTCTACGGGATGTATGCAATCTACCAAACCTATCGTAGTATGATGAACCACGAAGGTTTCCAGAAGATTGTAGTCGTTGTGTATCTACGGCATGGGTTTTACCCTTACCAATACGTCTCACAACGACTTGAGTATTAAATAGCTTTTTAAGCCTTCCAAATAATGATTTATCTGCCATACTTGTTCTCTAAATGAAAGTGTATACCTTTACAAGATATAAATATACAAAAAATAAACTTAACTACCAAATTAAAGTAACCAAGTCAAATCGATGTCATTTCCATGGCCATCTTTTTGATTCCATGGGTCATCACCATGGGTTCTACTGTTATATACACCACCACTTGTTTTTGTGATATGATTTAATGCGGTACGACTTAAATCAATACCCTGTTGTCTTAATTTTAACGCAGTATCACGAACCCACAATCCAGTTGAAAACGACATTACTAAATCATCGTTATAACCTCTCTGAGCTTCTGCTCTACTACCATTCCATATGAATACAAACAATTCGTCTATAAGTCTCTTAGAACGGATGATAGGAGTTCGTTCTCTCATATAAGTATCAAGTTTAGATATAACCAAAGGTCGAGTTCGTGATGTCATAGAAAACCCAGGAACCATATCCTCTTTACGTTTTAAATCCCAACCTTTTCTGAGATGGATGTCGTCATCAACATAACCCACCTCTCTATATGAATAATACAAGTTCTGATAGTTTCGGTCAATCACTTCTTGGATTACTGCCCAACCAATATTTGCATTTTCAATTACTAATAAAGCATTATTCCACTCAGATGCGATGGATGTTAACATAGCACCATATTGTTTGGTTTCAATCTTACCCTTATACTCTGCTACTTGTTCTACCGATTCAACATCAAATACATGGAATGCTGAGTAGTCAGTTGAGTCTCCACGAGAAACGTCAGCTACCACTACATAATCACGAGAATAGTTTGGATAATCCCATAACCAATAGTTACCATCAAATCCACGTTTTTCTAATGGTTCTTTAACATAAGTTTCCTGATACCATTGTAGGGTAGAACCTTCTACTACTGTGTAACCTGAACTGATGAAGTCACAATCACATTCTTGAGCAGAACCTTTCTCACCAAGAAGTTTAGTTTGTTGGTCTCTCCATTTTTGGTCTCTATCTGGATGTACAGTCCAATGGAGTTCTATTGGATTCCATTGTTCACCATTTTGTCCTTGTAACCACACTTTATGAAACCAATTACCAACACCATTTGGAGTTGACAATACAATTGCGCCCCCACCAGTAGAAAGTGTAGATTGGGCAGATGTCCAAATATCTTCAATGTTATCAATAAATGCGGCCTCGTCAATAATCAACATTGACAATGCTTCAGAACGACCCGCGTCACCTGCTGCTGATGTTGCTTTGATTTGAGAACCATTCTTTAATCGTAGGGATAATTTATTGTCTTCTTCAGTTTGACCCTTTAACCATGATGGTAAGTTTTGGTGCATGAATCGAACCTTTGTTACAAGGTTCTTTGCTACCTCTTGTTTAGTAGCGATTACCAATACATTCTTGTCTTCATGAAACAACATCAACCAGAGTGAGTATCCGGCTGAAAGTGTTGAGATACCTAATTGTCGTGATTTGAGGATTACATTAAATCGATTTTTTTCGACTTGATTCATCAAATCTTCTTGGAAGTCATAAAGATTAAAAAGAATTTTACCACGAGATGGGTGTTGTATGTAACAATATTTTCTAAAGAAGTATACGGGATTTTTAGCACATTTAATGTACTCTTCTTTAATTAAGTCTTTTAGTGTCTTTTGTGCCATATAGTTTCATTTATAGTCCTAACAAAACAACTACAACACTAGCGCCAACTGCTACCCCAGTAAGTAAGCCATTCCAAAACTTCTTTTTATTATTAGATTCAAGTAGGGATATTCGGTCATCTCTTAAATCAATAATATTAACTTTCTGAGAAATGATTGTATCCTTGTTTGTAATGACACCATTTAGGTTTAAAATCAACTGCCCTTGTTTATTAGCTTTATCTTCTAATAATTCAACTTTTTCTTGTGTTATTCTTAACACGGTAGCGCATGTATCAAACTGACTCTTCATGATTAGAGCGTTTTTTACGGCCTCCTTAGAAACTACTATTGTTGAATCACTTAAAGGTGTTTGTGAAAATAGTGGAAAGCTCGTCATTAGACATACTATCAAGCTTACTAACTTGTTCTGCATATTTTCTTCTTAAATTAGCTAATTGTGCATTTTTTTCATTGATTCTATCATCGATAGTCCCAATGTCAATCATAAGTTTTTCGTTGACTAAAAATATAGAATCATTAATCTCCACCAATCTTTCAATCTCTTTTTTATATGCTTGTTCTTTTTCTTGTAACATCTTTTCATACTCTTTTTTGTAATCAGTATTAGCAAAAAAGTGTTGATATGCTATGAAACCCAACAAACATAAAATAACTATTGATGATAGATTTGTGGTAATATTTTTCATTATTTTTTAGCTGCTGGCTTTCTACGAGGTTTACGAGTCGTAGGTTTTTTAGCATCAGTTTTAGGTGCTGTATTGGATGTTGGTGGTTTGGTAGTATTTTTTCTTTGTGATGGTCTACGACCTTTACGTTTACTACCTTTAGCCGCACTAACCACATCCTTAGATTGTTCAACTACTTCTTTTACAGCATCAGCCACATCTTTAGCTTCTTCTTTAACTCGTCTAGCTCGTCTTTTAGTTTCTTTTACAACATCCTCTACTTTGTCTTCAACTTTGTTGTAAGTCTCTACTACCTTTTCATCAATAGTAGTTTTACCAAGTAACCAATTCCAAGCTCTTTTAACGTAATTTAAAATTTTCATAATATTCTCTTTTGTTTAACTTATTGTATTATATAAGTATGTAAGTAATAATTAATAAATTACCACTTCTTACATGACCAATACCTTGCTTTCCATCGTGGGCCAGGATTATCACAATTATGTCTTGCTCTAAATGATTTTCTTGCTTCAGGATTATCTTTACGAATTCTCATCGTCTTTTCATTTCCCTTACCTTTGTGACCAAAGTTTACCTTAACAACATTACCTTTGTCATTGTTTACATAAACTTTAAACTTTTTAACATCACCCTGCATAATCTTACCAAGTTCTACTTTTCTACCTTGGTATTCTGCTTCATTTATTGATGGTTTGTAGTTTTCCATAAACTCAGTAAACTCTTGGATGTCTTGGTAGTTTTCTACATCATATTCGTCAACATCACCATAATCGGATACAGTTGATAGGTAATCTTCAGCTTTAGTTATTAGAGACTGAACCCATGGTTCTAAGTTACTTTTTCCACGAAGTTTGTCAATGAGTTGCTGTGCTTTTTTGATTGAGGTTTCCAATTGGTCTACTGCCATTTCAGCATCAGTTTCGTCACCTTCGTTTTTAAATGCAGTTACATATGGATTATCTATAACCTTACCCAACTCTGGAGTAAATCCATATTCCTCTTCCATAAATTGTTTTACATTATGGTATTCTTCACGAATTATTTCTTTGAGTTCGTTTTTGGTCATATTAACCTCGTTTTGATTTGTATGTAGATTGTAACCACTTAACCAAGTCTTTGTTTTTGTAATCAAACTCAGGATATTCTTTCTTAAAGGTTTTCATAAAATCCATAAAAGTATCGGATTCACCCGCTAACATATCAATGTTACTCATCACACCTTCTCTGACCACGTTACGTCTTGATTTCAATCCTTCTTCGATTACATCATCTTCGTCAAGTTTATGAACAGGATATTTCTTACCATTGAATTCAAATTCGGTTAAACCTTCTTTTCTGGCTTTGAATAATGCGCCTGTAAATGCATTACCCTCGTTTACCGAACCACCATTTATTACTTTTTCAATAGTATCAATGTGTCCTTGGATATAATTATGCTCTTCCTCAAGACCCATCATTTTTGCTAATTTCATAATGTTCTTAGCAATGTTCTTAGC